TTACAACCCGCCTAGAGCGGGTTTTTTTGTGTCTGGAGTTTGCACACGGTTGGCATTCAGCACCATTTTGGCCCAGTCCTGAAGCCCGTTTACTCTGTCGGCCCAGACAGCAGCATATGATGCCAGTTCTGAGTATTCTGCGTAGCACGTCGCAAAACCTCCGATCCAGTCGGGGTCGGCTCCATCAGTTCTGGAGCTGGTGGTGGGATGCGCGGGGTCACGGCCATGGGCACGGAGCAACCCGTCAAGATTACCGCTGGCCAAAGCCAGATCACGCTCAGCCGCTTCACGGGCCAGCACTGCAGCCCGAAGCCGGACATCAGCTTTCTCTTTCTCATACTGCATTCCTTTTTCAATTCGCTGTACTTGTTCCTGGGCGTCGGTCTGGGCGTCCGTATACCCGGCTCGGTGCTGCGCATTCCCGTACATGAGAACACCCAGGGCCGACAGGGCGATGGCCCCAGCGCCTATAAGGATTGCGTAGCCGGTTCTCATTGGGCCGCCATGCACGCGTTGTAACGCTTCACCTGCCTGTCCCAGACGCCATAACAGATTTTGTTGCCAGGGGTTGAGCAGTCGTATCCAGACGAATATTTATAAAGAAGAAGCGCCTTACACGCTGCCGTGTAGTTACCTGACAGTAAATATCTGCGCATCGATGACGACCGCCAGCGGCCTATCCCGTACTGCCCCACGAAGTCGATGTACAGGTCGTACTCTTCTTGGTGGAGCGTTACGCCGGGCAAACTGGCCCGGAAATGCGCCTCGTCCTCACTCATGAGATTACGCGCTAGCTGGGCAGCGCGTTCGCGAGTGATAGACGGATCTTGCAGAGTGACCCTGGTGCCGTCCTCATAGCGGGTGCTGCCGTGCCCAATAGTGGGGACATCGCCTTTGGTCGGGATATGCGGAGCAAGCAGCACGGTTCCATCTGGCCCTGGAACGGCTGGGCTGCTGCCTTCGCTTGCAATCCAAGTTGCTACTCCGGCCAGACTGACAGTCAAAACCGCAACCGCATTACGTGCGCGGCTCATAGCTCACACCTCCCGCGCAATGCGTCCAGCTGCGCCTGGTGCATCTCCCTCTCCCGAGCATCGCGCCGTCGCTGAAACCAAAGGTTGGCAAGCAACCCGAGCAATGCAACGGCACTCGCAATAATGGCAGTCCAGTTCCAGCCTGCCATAGAACTGAGAATGCCCGCGCTACCCGATGCAATAGTCACTTGTGTTGAACCCGTAGCGCCTACTGCGTCGGGGATTTTTTCGATGACTTCTTGTACCTTCATTGTCGGTTTCCTTTGGGGCATAGCGGCCTCCGTTACGCAATATTCGCTTTTGCTTCGAACACCCACCCAATCGCTGTTTTTGTTGCTACCACGGCAGTTTGTGTTCCAAACTGAATACGCAAGCGAGTGTTTCCTCCTGACACATCAAAATGAAATCTGTCGGGTCCGGAGGGCACGGAAGTGGATTGACGCACAAGAGTGACATGCGCCGAAGATGATATCGAGACTATGACAACGCGCTGACCCACGTACCCACCGATAATTCCTAGGAGCTCATGTTCACCCGAGGCTATTTCGATCACATCCAAGTTCCGAGCGCCTGGTTGCAATTCGGTGTGGGAAGCATTGAACTGCAAAGTTGTGCCGCGCTCGGTACCGAATGCGCGAAGCACTTGCTCAAATCCCCCGACGTTTATAGATATTGCGTTCCGGTCGAGATTGTAGAAAGTCTGGAATTCTGGAATGCCCGCCGAGACAAGCAGATTGGCGGCGTCACCCCGCAGGGCGACTGGCATCCCTTTTGGGCGCAGAGACGTATTCATCCCTCGCAAAAATGACATGCTGTAACTAGTAAACCAAACCCCCTCGTACCCGCTCGCCTCAGAACACGACAATGCTCCGTCCCCGTCCCCGGCGGGAATTGCTGATATGTATGCAATCGCATCGTCATGAATACCGGTAACGGGAACTTTGTTCCAGTTTATGAGATTACGACTCGCCCAAACCCTATAGTGAGATCTTCCGTCACCCGTGTCGGATGGGCCGTTGCAATTTGCGAGAATCCACAGCGGCACGTCTTCTATGCCCCTCGAAATCAATGCAATATCGCCTTTTGTATCCGACGTTTTTATTTCAGACAGGAACTCCCAGTCTAAATAATCCTTATCGCTGACAAAGAGCTTTTGCATTGCCCTCGAATCTGGCGTAGTCCAGCCGCGGGAGTGAGCTAGCAAACGACCGTCTGGCAGCAAATGAACACTGACTTCACCGCCCGTGTCCGGTGATCTCATGATTAAATTTTTCTTATGGGTCCCGTGCTCGTCTATCAACACAAGATACGAAGCGACATTCGCAGCTGTATCATCCACTGTAGAAATCACTATCCCCATTTGACCGGACGGGAACACTACGCCCTGGCAGGGAGAGGTCCAAATTAACGCGTCGGTAGGTTCTTTGAGTTGCGTAGTGATATTAATCGGGGCAACGAAGTTTGAGTATTCGTACCCGTCACACCACGTCATGTAAATCTGAGAAGAGAGATTGGGGTCCGTTGTTCCGGCTTGGGAGTGCCCCCACCCTGTTCGACCCTTGCATGAAGTAAAGAAAACATACGTCCTGCCATCCACGTAGTTATAAATTACGCAAACCTCGCTGTTCTGATAATTGCTTCCAAAATCAGCAATTACAGACCGCGGGCCACTCCACGTTGCACCGTTATCTCTGGATGTCTTTCCTACAACTAAAGCGCGTTGTGTTGCGCTCTGCCCGATGTCATCGTAACTTCCATGCAACTCAGCACAAACAATTCCTAGAACCCCATCTGGGTATTTAACGATTTGAGGGAGTCTATAAAATACGCTGTCGCTGGCGTCTAGCTTGGCAGCCTCTCGATCAGACTCACCCCAAGCGGTCACATTAGCTAAGCTGCGCTTGGCCCCGTTTGATCCAGAGTAGGCTGGTTGTAGATAGTTTGCGGGTTGGCGTGCCGCTAGTTGCTCGGTGCGCTTTCCTACATTTTGAATCCCGGAGCCCACAGACTTTTCAGGGTACTGGATAGATTCATCAAAACCGGACATTCCTGCTCCGTTGTCTCGGGACACAACATCAGCTAAGCGCTCAACAACATATTGACCCGAACCTTCTGTTGCTAGACTAGAGAGGTGATCCAGCAGAACTTTCTTGTTTACCGCATCAAGCATATGAGTGGCATCACCTAGCCCTTGAATTCGGTTGCCGTTAGCGCGGTAGGAGCCTTTACCGTCCAAGTCAGCAGCACCAAGCAGCAGCGCCCGGTTCTGCGATCCTGGCGTTAGCCCCAGGAGGCTGGCCAGCATCTGACAAATCATCGTCAGCTTATCCAGGGCCTTCTCGTGAGCGTGCTCGGGGAATGGATCATTGCGCTGATAAGCGGTCTCTTGCGTGATCGGCACAACACGCTCAATCGCAATTGATCCGCCAACGGGATAGGTCGTGTAGGTCGTGATAGTGCCGCCAGAAGGATTGCCAGCACCAACTGCATCGAAGTCTCTGCCAAGCACCAGTTCAACTGCATCGTCCTCGCCTTGGGCGAAAGACACACGCAAATGCTGTGCACTTAGGAATCGAAACGGCACAGGAAAAGAAGTAGCCACACCATCGGTGGCGTACTGAACACGGGACTGTTCTGAGGAAACTGTCATGGCAGGCACAATCTGGGGAGATAATGCCGTACATGGTCTACGCGCGCGCGCGTAGTTTGATGCGAATTGTAGGGCTACAAAAAACCCCGCGCGTGGCGGGGTTGGAAAGTAGCTTTATGATTACCGACGTGTTCCGAATCGCCTGCGTTTCATCTGGCGGATTTTTCTAGGTGTAGCTAGTGCATAGTCAAGCAACTGAACAACCTCATTGATTCCGCAGTGTCGAGCGTACACAGTGAGCAAGATTAATTCCACCAATCCGATCACGATAGGAGCAGACCAGGTCTGCATGTGCATAAAGATGAACGCATTAACCACTACCATCAATGCAGCAACAAACATAAACCGCTCTTCTCGCCGAGCATCTTTCTCATATTGAAGCTCATCCGCAAGATTGGCTGAAGCTTTTGCAGACGCCTCGTCCGACTTATCTGCGGCGCTCATACTGCCGTGGACGCCGCTGCTGGATGATTTTTTTAGTTTGTCGAACTCGGAATCGGTCATGCGGTGAGCGCCTAAACTCTTATGTTGAGAACCTGTCTACATACTCTTGCTTTACAGCAGAGAATGGGATCTCAATGCCTCGTCGCCCATCTTTGAAGTATTTGCTCCAAGCACTGTCAGCATCATGAGTCAGCTCGACCAGCTCGAACGGGGGAGCATCAGCATAATTTTGAACCGCTTCTTCAATGAGCTCTTTAGCCAAACGATCGGTTGAAGGTGGTATAGAGCGGAAAATATTTTTGACTGGATTCGAGCCAAAGGCCGATGCAGCGTGGTACAGCGAAGGCAGCACGGGACCATAGTTCCATGCCTGGAAGTTTTCGCCGTCAATCATCTCTTTCTTGTGACGCCCAGCATAGATCATGTGCGCGAGGTACAAGATTTTTTGCAGTTGAAGGTTGGTAAGCTTCCACCCGGACGCTTCGCAAGCATGCTTAGCTGCTTGCATTGCAGTCATGCCCATATTAGCCTCCTAAGTGTGGTTACAATTTCAAATACAAATTCCTCTGGAATGTACTCGGGAATGGCGAAACACGCAAATATTCCGTAGCAATTGGACTACATCAATTGATGAAAGTTCCCCAGTGGGTCTTGTCAGCTTCCTATGGCTCAGCGTTAGCGTGCCTGTGGTGCTTGATCTTGTCTTTTTTTAGGAATCTAACGTGAGCACAAAAGCGAGTACGAAAGCCAAGCGCGGAAAAGAAGGTATTTGTAGCCTGACAGGGAAGCACGGGAAATTTGTAAAAGCTCATATTCTGCCGAGGGCGCTAACTCGGCTTTCAAGGACCGGTGAAAAAGCCAGAGAGACAGAGCTTGGGGGGACCCCAAAGTTGCGACCACCAACTTGGTATGACGGCGAATTAGTTATCAGGGAAGGCGAGGATATTCTAGAGGCGATTGACACCCCAGCCATTGAGACCCTCCGAAACCATATCCTGATCTGGAGTTCGTTTAGTTGTGATGAGCCATTCTCGCCAGAGGATTTTGCTGTCCATGGTGAGAAATTTAGTCTTCGCGGGATAGAGATTAATAACATCGATGCTGACAAGCTACGCTTATTCTTTCTGAGCATAGTTTGGCGCGCTGCGGCATCGTCGCGACCAGAGTTCAAACACTTGCAGTTGGAGCCTGCGGTGCTTGAGGATGTTCGCCACCGAGTTTCATTACGCTCTCCAGGCATGGCTTTGGAATACCCCATCGTTCTTGATCAAATAATTACGCGTGGAGAGGAGCACAACAGGACTCCAATCCGAGAAAGTTTTGAATTCCCTGAGGGCGAAGGCTGGAGTGCCATATCAGTGCCGAGTATTCGCATTTATATGGATGGTTTAGTGGCGACCGTGCTCCTAACAAAGGATAAAAATCTAGCCCAAAGACTTGACAGATTGTGCCTTGGCGCCAGAGATATCACGGGGGTACTGGCGCGAAGATTTGAAGAATCGCGGACGTACGAAGATATGTGCGTGGTTGTCGAAGATAACATAGTGCGTGGGCATGGTTGAGGAGAGTTGGTTTTGAGCTACTCTCCCACCGCCCGCACCAGATCCGGCATCCTCAATCTGCGCCCGTCTGGCGAAGCAAAGTACTCCTGATTGAACTCCTTCCGGGCACGCCGCTCCATGCGGCGTAAATAACCTGGTGACGCCATCTCCTGCAACTGGTTGAAGATCATCCGATCAGTTGCGGCTTTTGTGTACCAGAGGTTGGCGAAGGGGACTTTACCTTTTAGCATCCGCACCGCCCGTGCACCGGTATCTGTATCCTTGCCCTCTGCTGTGCGTTGGATGTTGCCCATTGTCAGCTTTAGGAAGTCATCAGCATCACTCAGGATCGGGCCACCGAGAGTTCCCGCTAGCGAGGATCCATACTGTGTCTGGTCAGAGAATAGGAAATCAGCGTACAGCCCAAGCGCACCGCCTTTTAGGAATGCCTTTCCTGCGAAACGTGGATCTGTCATATCCAATGGATCCCGCCCTGACGCCACTTCATTGACCTGCACGGCCAGGCCACCAAAGACGGAAGTAAGCGCAACCAGCCCTGCAATGTACGAGGCCTTACCAATTCCGGTTGCTTGCCCCATTGCTCGCTGTCCGTGCCGCATCATGATGGCAATCGGGAAGCTCTTGAACTGCATGGCAGAGCGGTATAGCTCAGTGGGGATGCTGCCGCGCTCTTTTCCAAACCGGCCATAGATGGCGACGCGCTCACGAGCTGTAGGGGTCTCAATGACAGCCATGCTCGTTTCAGAGTTAACGAATGCCATCATGCGGGTTGCGGCTTGATCTCGAAGTGCCTGGGGCGAAACACCTAGCTGTTTAGCCAAAGGCTCCAATGCAGCATCTGAGACACGATAAATGCTTTGTGCTGTTAGCACCGTATCGCCCATGCCGCGCCAGTCTTCGGGCTGAGCAAGCTTCCAGATAGCAAAATCAGTATCCGTGATCCCGTATTCTTTAGCTCGTTCAGCCAGCTTGCGAAACTGTCCTGTCGATGCATCGCCAATCTGGCTAAAGGTGCGAGACATTTCACCCAGGCTATCCATCATTACCGATGCATAAGCCTGCTGACCTGCACGAGACAGTGCGTTCAGACCTGAGAATTTCATCAGGCCAGCTGCTGCACCTTGAGCATATCGAGCCATTCGACCCGACACATACGCATCCTGCTGCAGCCCATCGACTCCCCAGCGGTTAATAGAGCCGATGAATTGGTCCATTCCCAGGCCAGACCGCAGGGCCGTGCGTTGGTCCACTTTATTGGCGGGGTTAAGGCTGCGCAGCTCGTTCATGAAAAGGCGAGTTACCGGAATCCCGTTATAGATGGCCGTCATGGTCTGGGTGCCGATGTCTGAAATAGCGGTCAATGCGGCAGAACCCAGGCGGCTTGCTACGTTCAGTGCACGGTAGGTGTCGAAGGCTGATGCCAGCGAATCAGAGACCGCCAGGCTTCTTGCCCCCGAGATCTCGTTGTATAAGGTTTCCAGCCGGGTCGCCTCGTTCTCAATCTTGTTGGCTGATACTGGATCTTGATCAGCCATAGACTTGCGGGCGTTGTCGATCCAATACCGCATCATGTTGTTTGGGTTTGGCCCCAACGCTTCTACCAGGGCAATGTCCCGTGCCATCATGTCGATGTGATTCAGCATGGACTGGAGCATAGGCGTTTCGCTGTATTGCCTTTGGTACTCGATGTATGACTCAGCGTCCTTGAAATGAATCTGGCGCTCAGTGCTGCCACGGTTCCCGCGCATGCCGTTACCGGTGGGCTTGCCCGGCTCTATCTTGCTCGCGCCGTTGGTGGCAATGGTGTTCCAGGCTTCTTTCAGAAACTCAGAGAGTTGAGTATCGTCCATCAGCGTACCGTTCGGGTTTGAGTAACGCTCCCGATCAACCGTCGCAAGAACGTCCGAAACCCAACGGTCTTGACCAGCTTTAGCCACAAGGTGCTGGCTATGTGATTGCGGCATTCCCCAATCTTCCAGCCGGCCGATGTTTCCACCTGCACGGTTGAATCGCTGACGCAGGCGCTCAGCTGTCTCGGCGTACTGCTTTGCCCCTGCCTTGGCCAATGGGTTGCCGGAGTCCCCGCCCCGCAGCTCAGTTACCAGATCCAGCACACCCTGTTTATTGGTGAACACGCCGAGCAGGCCGCCCTTGGTAGTCTCCAACGCATCCAGTACAGACCCGAGCGCATCGTCACGGATGGCCTTTGCAGCGCTCTCGACAGATATAGTTCCGCTTTTCCCGTCACTGTAGAACGCCAGCATCCGCTTAAGAGAGTCCATTTCATTATGAGCGGAGTTCTGCAAATAGCTTTTGACGGCATCATGGCGCAAGGCGGTCAAAGCAACCCGGCGTCGTTTCAGAGTGGCATCAGCAGCAACGTCGCGTGCAGCCATATCAGCAGCGGCCATAAAGCGGCCGCCTTCCGTCATGCTCAGCCAGTTGGCTCTGTCCTGGCTGGCCAGCTTGCGCATTGCCTGGAGAATACGGGCTTCGATATTCGTCGCTTCGGCCTGTGTGATCTGGCGGCCCAGGGCACGGGAAACAGCATCAATACATTCAGCGCGCATTGTTATTCACCTTTGGTCATTGCGCACACCACGGCAGCATTGAATGCTTCAGGCGTGCTGTATTTCAGTTCGGCATCTGCCTCGGCAAGAGCCTGGCGTAGGGACACGTTTACAACGTCGCCATTTTCTAGCTCCATCGGAACAACGATGTCGCCTTGCTCGTCCAGTAGAGCAAGCCCGGCTCTGGTCTCGGCGTCGTCGGCTGTATTGATGCCGTCTTGTTGCTGGCGTGCTATAGACGCTCCATCTGTCTGGCCAGGAGCGTCGATTGCTCGGGCAGGCTCTTGTGGTAGTGTCGGAGTACGGGGCTGGCCCAGTTGGGCTTGTCCTGCACCTGGTTGGCCAGCAGTGGGGGGGCGGGGAGCGCCGGGAGCGTGGCCTGCAGGCATCAATTGAGTATTGGTTTCAGCAGGGACCATTTCAGACAAAGCGCTCCGCACGGCACCGGGTAACGGCTGCTCAACCAGTGGCGGTGTTTCAATCATGGCCCGGTTTTCACGCAACACGGTCGCCTGCTCATCGATCCGTGCCAACTGCTGTGCAGCTTGGTTTGCCTGGGCATTCTCACGCAGTACGCCTTCCAGACGGTCTATCCGTGCTTCCAGCTCGGCCGCCTCAGAGGCTCGCTGGCGACGGGCCATGCTTAGAGCTTCTTTGTAGCTGGTGCGCGAATTGCTGGCCTGGATCTCTTTCGCAAGAGGTCGGACGTCGGTTTCATCCAAAGCGCTGCGCTGTGCTTGCAGGTCCAGCAGCTCCGCGCGGATCTGCACTACTTGGCCAAGTTCGGCTTCGTTTCCAGCAGTGGCCAGGACCTGAGCACGTTCAGAGTTCAGGGCAGCCAACTCGACATCGATGGCGCGGGCTGCTCTGGCCTGTTCAGGATGGATAACCGGCATGCGTTCAACGATGGCGCCAGAATCGGCAACTTGCCGGGGTATGCCCGAATCTTGGCTGCGCCCAGATCCTTCCCTGCCCAGCCACTGGCGGACCCGTCGCAGGTAGTCTTGCGTCTCCTTTGCTTTTGGCTGCCGTCCAGCCAGGACTTCTCTGGCTTGGCGTGGCCCGCCGTTGTAGTCGGCAATCACCGCATCAACGTGGCCACCGTATTGGCGCATGGTGTCACGCAGGTAACGCCCGGCGGCGTCAATCATCTGAACAGGATCAGAGACATCAGTAACCCCGTATTTACGCAGGTTCTCCGGCATGAACTGCATAACACCGCGAGCACCAGCCGGGCTGACTTGGTTGCTATTGCTGCGTTCACCTGCATTTTTTAGCGCATTGATCAGGCCAGGCGGAAGGTCGTATTGCTGCTCGACCTGGGCGGCGTACTCATTGAGTTCAGGGGCATCAAACCGCAGGCGTGTCCGGCTGACAACAGGCATAGCCGCAAGGCGGTCGCTGGGTGTGTACCGGGCGGCTGGTGGCAGATCCATCAGATACTCAGAGCGTGCCGCTTCCGAGATCTCAGGGGACCGTGGTCGGGTGACGAATGAGCCATCCTCGATGCCAGTCAGCCCCACATCGACACGCTGGCCACTCAATAGCTGTTGCGTAGCTGTTCCCATTGAACGGCTGTGCGCAGCGGCCGATGCTGGGTCAGACGGTACGCCTGGGGCGGTGTCGATGGCCGCGTGCTTGGCATCACGAGCAGTCAGGGCGGCATCAATGGCGGCCTGCTCTCCGGCGTTGGGCAGCCCAGCCCGTGCGCCGACTGCACCAAATGCAGCACCCAGAATCGCCTCGGCAGCCACTGATGCTGTATCCAGTGGCGAGTACTGCTGGGCCATAGTCGTGTAACCGCCTGCTTGCAGGAGCTCATGCGTAGCGCCACGCTGTGCAGCTCCCATTGCGACGTTGGCAGCAGCGCCATAGGCTACGTTCGTACCATAATATGCGCTGCGACTTAACCCCACCCCGGCCTGGCTCAAAGGTGTAGCTAGTGCTCGAAAGCCAATTGAGGCTGGCATAGCAACACCAGCGCCTACAGTTAGGGCATCAACAAAGGCGATATTGGCTGCCGTGCCAGGATCGACTCCTTTCCCTGTCATATCTTGGAAGGTAGCGCGGCCTGTGGCAGTCCCGGTTGTTGCCGCCCCCGTTAGCATTGCGGTCGTAGCTGTACCGCCTGTAGCCAGGGTGGCGGCCGTTCCTACGCCAACCTGTGTTAGGACGCGGGACACATCAAACATGATCTGTCCGACCATGCCGGTGGTCATCGGATCTGGCTTGTACTGCTGCGCCCAGACATCAGCCTGGCCGCGCAAGCTTGTGAATGGGTTCCAAGGCTCAATGCCTGTAGCGCTTTCAAGAGCGTTCAGCACCGGTTGATACACACGCTCAGCCACCCCAGCCACAAGACCCTCCACCTGTGCAACGCCGGTAACAACCCCTTGCGGAATTGCCGACGCCGCGCCGGAAAATGCACCTGGCTCAGACCCGCCCAAGATCTCAGACGGAGTTTTTGCAGTATCACGAAGGGCTTGGAGCCGCTTGCTGTCAATGTTCATCATTGGCCAGCTCCGTACAATTTCGCCTGTTGGTTGTGGAGATCTTCGGCGTATTTGTTTGCCGCCTCTACAGTGGCAAACTTCCCAAAATGGCGTCCTGTCCTCCGATAAAGGTCAACCGCGTCATCTTCAGAGAGTTCTTTCCCATCATCTGAAATGGTGGGGATAAGAACCTCTGCGCCATCCTCTTCGATTGAGATGGTTTTGACAGTGCTGATAGATCCATCAGCGTTCTGTACCACAGGCCGGTTTGAAAGGTCGATGTTTCCCTGTGCCATCATGTTGCTTGGCTGGCGCGGGATCAGATCCGACGCTGATACGCCAAACGAATCTCGCCCGGAGTCTGCATCGGGAGACATTTCAATAATGATCAGGTCATTGGTGGCTGGATCCATCAAAGCCTGTCCTCCGAGGGTTGTCACATATACACCAGGCCCAACGGCGATAAGGCCAATGCTATCCGGTGACTGAATCAGATCGGTGCCCAGCTGACGCTCTTGGATTTCTCGGTTTATGGCAGAGTTCGCTCTGGCGGTGAATGAATCTGGGTCCATACCCCAAGGAGCAAGGACATTGCCCTGGCCATTGAAATCAACAGGATTGCCGAGAACAGCTGAAATTGCTTGGTCAAGACGATCCGTATCCATATCAGCAGACAGGCTTCCGTCCTGGGCAGCCTTGCCAACGTAATAAGCTTTGATGGCATACGCATCCCGCATCATTTCGTCCGCCGCACTACTTCCATCGGCTGAGCCGCGATAGAGATCTTGAGCCTTGCTCGCAAGAGCCTCCATAAATTCATTGTCTTTCGGGACTGGGTAGCTAATGGTTCCAGATTTCCCACCAGCAGACAGAATCTCGTCTCCATGAATAGCTGTAGCAGCAGCATCCCCGGCAGATTGCACAACATCTTCACTGAACCAATAGTTTGTTAGCTTGGATTGCTCAAAGCTGCTGGCCAGCCTCCCCATACGGGCCATGAACGGGCTAATCCCATCTACCTGTGCCACGATTCCCTGGAAGGTATCAGGCTCGCCAGCGGCCCAATACAGCGCTCCCAGTACTTCACGCTTCTGCCGAGCATTCCCCTCCTTGAACGCATTTGCCAGGGCCTCTGCCTCAGCATCCAGTAATGGGCGCATGTTCACCGCGCCGGGTGTGTTTTGTGATTGCATGCCACGGATCACATCCGAGCGGTCCCGCAGTTGCTGGCCTACTACGGCAATGCCGTCCTGATTTGCCAGTAAGGTTAAATCTAGCGGCGCCACAGGCTGTGCTGCTCTTTGCTCTACCCATGCCAAAGGCTTTTCTTTGAGTAGGTTGCTGTTCGATTCGATTGCACGCTCTACTCGGTCCAGGCTGGCAATGGCCGTAGGGTTTGCGCCGGACGTTTGTTGCTGCAAGCGGCGCTGCAGTACGTATGCCTTCTGTTTAGAAATAGGCATACGCAGCACATTCTGTACTTCTATCTGCGCATTCAGTTTGTCACGGTACTGTTCTTCATACTCTGTCCCGCTAACCATGCCAGCCCAACGAAGCATATCGTCGGTTGTAGCTGGCACCCCTGTAGAGATCTGCCGATCAAAGTCGCCAATGGCTCGCTGGGCGCGCGCGTCAGTTTTGTCTTGCTCGATGCGGGCCTTATTGTCGATGCGGTCGGCCTGGGTTTGGGCGCGGGTGCGCAGTTGCTGGATTCGGTCAGAGTCCAAGCGGCTGATCCAGCGGAATCCATTCACGGCCTCGCCACGGGAAGCGGCTTCCATTGCTGCTACGGCACCGTGCGGGTCCCTGTCAATCATCGCCGCGCCAGCGGCATAGGCCATGGTCGCCTCTGCATCCCCGATCAGTTTTGTTTTGACTGATGCGGGCAGAGTCGATTCATTCAGGGCCGCCAGTCGTAATGCGCGGCGCTCGTCATACAAAGACGGCTCCAACGCAATGGACCGTGCATCAGAGTCCAGGCCGGTGCCGTACTGAGACACGATGTACTCACTGCGCTTTGTGGCCTCAAAATTGATGGCATTGCCGCCGAACTGTGTACGTTGGCGCGTAAGGCTTTCACGGTAAGCAGATCGCGCAAACTCGGGGGCATTCTGTATAGCCTGATCCGTATAGTCGTCAAACTCCTTAATGAAGCGCGGTGTGAAGTCAGGCGCCCCCGGCTCTGCCGTTTCCTGCAGCTCGACCATGCGCTGCATCCATTTGATCTGATCGTCACTGCTGGCCTTGGAAACCCACGCGATTGCATCTTCTTTTTGTTGACGCTTAACCGCATCACCGATTTGGCCGACTGCCTGACCAAGCCCGGCAACGGCTCGGCCTGTCGGATCCTCAACGGCCACCATTGGTGCACGGGCAGCGGGCATGCCCAGCGGGGTAGATTGACGCTGCTGGCCAAGAGGGATTGGAATACGAGTTGCCATTGCCTTACCTCGCAACATTGAGAACAGGGGTCAGAGCACGGTCGCCCGGCATCCAGCTAAAGTTCCTGCCTGCACCTGCTGTAGGTAACCCCTTTGCTATCCCATACCCGGCCGCACCAGAAAGTACGCTCGTCGCCGCACTAAGGTACCCAGCTCGGCGGGCGTTCTTTCCTGACTGGCGCAGTGTTTTGGCGGCATAGCGATCCATCACCGCCTGTTGCTCAAAGCCTTGTCCTTGTAGCAATGCCTGGTATCGGGTCTGTAGCGCGTCCATCTCCAAGTCACGGGCCGATTGCTCTTGTATAGCCGCGGCCGTGCCAGTACCAGACTCAAAGCCGGATTCGGCCACTGACGCACGGACATCTGCTTGTTGCTGGGATGCGCTACGACGCTGGGCCAGCTCATTCTGTAGCCCGGCATCGTAGGCTTGGCGCGCCTGAATATCGGACATCTTGGCATTACGCTCAGCGGCATTTGCTTGTTGTCCATAGGCTGCGGCCTGCTGGTTGCCCTGCATGATGGCCCCACCAGCCTGTAACGCTGTAGAGCCAATGATGGCGGCGGTAAATGGATCCATTACTTCACCTTTGCGTAGAGAAAGCAGTCCCGGCCATCCGGGGTGTAAGCGGCCATCAGGCCTTCGCGTTTGAAGCCCAGGCGTTCTGCCCAGGCGATTCCAGCCTCATGCTGGCTATCAACCGTCATCTCCAATCTTCGCCAGGGCGCTGATTCGACAACGCGGGACACCACCCGATGAATGGTTTTGAACTGGCTGAGTGCAGAGTCAGAGAGCAATGCCCACGCCATGCCTCGCTGGGGGTGCATTTCGACAATCCCGGCGCAAGCGATGGCAGTACCGTTATCGTCCAGTGCAGCCCATCCCACGCCATTGGCTGATGCCAAGGCTCGGGCGTGTTCCGGTGTCACCGTCGGAATGGCGTAGGCTTGTGCTTGTTGCAGCTGGACGGCTAACAGGTGCTCGGAGGTAAGGGCTACGATCTTCATCGGTCATCCTGAGTGCCAACTACCGGCATCAAAGCCAGCAACGTGACCGGCAAGGGCTGGTCATTCGTGTACCAAATCTTGGCCGAGCGCTCATAGCCACCACGCCATGGGATTGGCTCGCTGTCCCCGGAGTAAAGCGGCGGTGGATTGTTCATATGCTGGCTGGGCCTGCGGAAGTTCAACGTCTCAAGATTGTCTGGAGACGGGCCAAGGTTTCCGCCCAGGCTGCGGTGCATGCGGACAATGACATTGGTCAGGCGTTTGGCTTTTCCCTGAGCAGTACCGTTTGTGGCGCCCGCTTCAATCCCCATGGTCGCCATCGCGCATGGAGCAGGAAGGCCAACATGGACAACTTCACCGGCGTACTGAAGTTCGATGGAACCGTTGGTGACGACACGATCAGGTGAAGCCGCGCCGTCCACCAGTGCCTGCACAGTCTGCCCCTCTAAGTGTTCCAGCCCTGAAATCGTCGTGACTTCCGGCCCTCGATATGTCAGCCCGCAATCAACATAAAAGGCTTCGCTCGGGTTCTCTGTGCTCCCCAGTGGATTACGCAGGAGCTCCACATATCTGACGGTCTGGCCGTTGATTTCGCGCCGTACAATCAACCACAGGTCGCTGCCTTCACCATTGGGGGCGGGCATGGTTTCAATCGACTCCACCCAGCCATTGATCATTGGGTGTGGGTGCCAGGCATATACATCACTGCGGCCGGGCTCCTGGTCATATGTGCAGCCAATAAGCACGCCGTCAGCTCGGGCCACCCAAATGATTGAATCCGGTTCCTGCTGATAGGTCAGATCGATGGCACCTGCACGCAGCACATGCTCTGCCAGCTTGGTTGTGTCATTTGATGCGTAGTTATTGGTGTCGTAGTTAAAGACGTAATCACGCAGCTTTTGACCAGACGCCTGCACAAACAGTACGCGGCCGCCGACTTCGACCGGAACGATGGCACGCGAGCCGTAGGCGGTACGGCGTTCAGCTCGTACGTTCGCCGGGCCCACAGCTTGGTTTGGTTGAATTGGCCCAATGAGCCATTCGTCGCCGTCGGTACCGATAATGAGCTCGTCCGACTCGGCCACCCACACTGCGCGGTTGATCTGCCGGGCATTCAACGTCTGCACGATCGCTGAATCAGTTTCGACCTCACCACCGATTTTGGATGCAAAATTCTCAAAGTCACCAGTGACTGACATGGCGACCTTCCGACCGCGTACCAGCACCAGGCGTTGCCGCCAGAAAGCCCCGTGCTCAGGCCAGCCATCATCTTGGTTGTATAGGCTCTTTGCCCACTTATATGTCGCTCCCCCAGCAGGGACTGTTACGACATGCTCAACCTTGGCAATTGATCCAGGAGAGTATGAAAGTGCGGGTTGGCTAAGTAAGAGCGTGACTCGGAACGTCGTGGGCGTGACTTGGTGCACCTCATAGGTGCCGTCAATTGTTGACATAACCGGGGGCGGACCAGCATTTGCTACCACGACCGTTCCAAGCAAGCGGACAGTGTCGCCGTTTGACAGAAAGTGCGGACCATCTGTCGTGAACTCGGCATAACGCATGGGTAGGCTCGCAACGATCTGGCCAGATGCAATGCGTACCTCCCGAGTGATGATCTCGGAGACCGGGACAAGGTCATTTGGCAGGCGGCGAATGACATCGGCTGTAGCCTGCGTGCTGCTTTGCACAGAGGTAATCCGCACTTCGCCTGAACTGTCATGTAGATATTCCCACTCGACACCAATGGGGCCACGCTGGTCGTCAGGCACATCGATGCCGTCGCCGTCCCAGGCCTTGCCTTCGGTGTGGATAGGGGTGTTGTTTCCAGTGACAGGCTCGTTTCCTTCACCAACAGCAGTGCATTGGTACACGCGCATATCAACTCGGCGCAGCTCACCAATATTGACGCGTTGGTACACCGCCCAGGGCCGGACAGCAGAGAAGTCCATGGATTCAAGGTAGAAGATGTTGCCCTCCATGGACTGAGTGAAAATCCCCCACGAAGATGTCAGCGTGACTGTTCCGGTAGTGCCGCTGGCTAGAACGGTCGAGGCTTTTTCTGTGTTCAAATCCTGGTACGGCCCACCTTGAAAGTCCACATCTTGTAGCTGGAACTGCTCAGACGTGGTGCGCAGCAACTTACGTGGTCGGTGCCGTGGGTGGAACAAGTACATCGTGTCAGCAGATTGCACGGCACGCAGAGTAAACAAACCATTTTGATCTGTTAGATCTTCGGCAGAGTACGGCGTGGCCACCTCCACAGGGACACCACCAGGCGCGAGTAAGCCCCGGCCTGTATAGAAACGGATGTAATACGGTCCGAGCTCAAGCATGTAGGAAACACGCTCAGATACTTGGAACCGCAATAGCCAAGCCCGGCCAGCCTTTACTGGGTTGATGAATTGAGTGCCACCACGGCGCACAAGTGGACCCTGCACGAGCGGCAGAAAGTTTTGCAGCACGCTGCAGCTATTGAAGTACTTGGCAAGGTCAGTGCGGCCACCCATCAGCGGGGACATCTCGCCCCCATCGAAGGTTTGCAGGATCGGGGTTTCTTTTGCCATCAGTTACGTGCCTCCAGCCAAGTGTCATCAGAGGTGGCCAGTGCAGGCCGCTCGATGGCATTGGCGCGTCGTGCTGCCTGCAGGGCTTGTTCATGCTCCGCCCACATGGCTTGTTTCTTTGTGTTGGATTGCGTCAGCGTCTCGCAAGCTTCGGCAGCCAAGCGGCAGGCCAGCGCCTCGACAAACAGGGCATCGAACAAGGTGGGGTCATCGACTCGCTTGATGTATCGGATCCGCAGGGGGCCTGGGTGATCAATCAGGATCTTGGTCCCCTCGATGCTGTACCAGCCGCCAACAGTGGGGCTTGGCGTAACGCGCACATCACTGATCGTGACCAGGCGCAGATAGTCCGAGGGCAACTGAAACTGATGGGTGTAGCCGAACGCTGGGCGCTCAGATAGAGCGGGCAGCGCCGCCCGCGCTTTGGCAAAGTGCCAGAGGTTCGCCCGCAGCTCTGCTTCGCACACGATGTCAAACATGGAATCCATGGTGTTTGACGATTGGGAGTCATCATCCAGCGCAATAATGCGCGCTGCACCGAGTTTGGTGAGCGCGCGATTTGCGATGGCTACTTTTGAAACAGCCATGGCGTTACTCCGTTATGGCGAGCTGGCGGCGGCGGGCTCTGCCGTATCGGTCTTCTGGCGAGAGCCACCGCCACGTCGGTTTCCCTGAGCGGCCCCATCCTTTTCATCGGCGGGCTCTGCCGTGTCGGGAACGGCCTTCACAAACCATTTGGCTTTTGTGTCTTCAGCCACCTCGAAGATATCGCCAACATTTTTGTAATCGGAGCCGTAGAACCCAGGCTTAATTGCACGCACTTTCATGGCTTTCCCCTTAAACCTGGGCTGGGTAGGATTCCCAGGACTGGGGCTCTTGAGAAGTCAGCCATGCCGATGCGGTGATAGCGGCGTCGTAATTCAAACGCAGGTAGCGCTTGTTCGAGTACGGGAAGCCGATCACAAAGCGGGCGCCAGCAGGCGTGTTGGCGGGAATCAGCACGGATGCAATTGCTACGGCACCAGAAAAACCGGTAGCGTCTGCAGTTTGAACGGTCACAGTCACGTCAGCCGCAACAACCGCATCAGTCTGCACGACGACGTACATAGGCTGGCCAGGGCCAATGTGTCGGGGGGCGCTGCCGACGTCAATGACGTTCGTGGATGGACCTGCGGCAGCCACAACTTGTTTGACGGACAGTTCCAGGCGGGAATCGATATACATATTGGTCTCCAAGAAGGGGCGGGAAGCCCCTCATAGATTTACGAAACGGCGGCTTCCGTGTTCAAGATCGCGTCAGTACGGCGCACTGGAATGTCGTCAAACATCATGACGCGCTTACCTGCCGCGGTTTCCCAAGTCAGGTTGTTGGCGATCTTGTTGAGAATCCCCAGGCGCAGTTTTTCGCGGATAGTGCGATTGATGTACCAAGCCGCACGGCCCTGGCCAAAGTTGGGGATACGCTCGGAGGCCTGAATCATCAGTTCGATCAAGGCCATGGTTGCGTCTTTAGCCGTCGCGGGGTTGTTCAGCGCAGAAACGTCGATGTTTGCGATACGTGCGCCATAGCGCCAGTCGCGGACGGTAGCGCCCAGATCCCATTTGTAGTGGGAGCGATAGGCCTCCATACGGCCACCCTGACCATCCACGTTCTCAACGGTCACTTGGCCCTTGTCTTCCATCGACAAGCCAGCCTTCGAGCCCTTCGGGTAGATACCATGAATGGTGTTTGGGCCCCAGACAACCAACCAGATAGATGTGTTGTCGTTGCCTGCGCCGCCGCCAGTAATAATGTTCTCGCCGCTGGGGGCGCTGAGATCGTTGTAACGAGCGGCCAGGCCGGTGAACTTCGCTGGGTCCGTGCCTTCATTACCGTAAATCAAGGTACGAGCCATTTCCTGATTCATGCCCTCGATGTGGGCAGAATCCTCAGAGAGGCGGAACGAGGCGGTATTGCCGTTCAGATCAGCCAGGGCTTTATCAACTTCGGCATAGGCTTCCAACATGCCGCAGTTGTCCGTGATCTGAGTGGTGGTGCTGCGGGACGGCTGCACGCCGCCATACAGCTTGCGCCACGTAGGGGTAGGGATGCCGGTACGAACGGTGGTGCGATGGCCGGTGGGCAGATTCCCCTCGATGGCAGTCATGTCTTCGAGGATGCCGTTGTTTTGGCTCAGCAGCTCGACAATCTTAGCGATCTGGCCGTTAGGGTCCAGGCGCTTGGCCACATCGGCCATTGTCGGATTTTGGATAGAAAGGGTAGCCATATGTGCTCCTTAGAGTTGGCCGTTTAACAAATGCCTTGCGGCGGGTTGTGGGCCATGGCCCTATTTCTTGATCATGCTGGGATAGAAAACTTCTTCGATGGACTTGTCGGCACCACCCTGACCAGATCCGGCCCCTGTGGGAGTCAATGTCCCTTCGCCCAGGTGTTTGCCGATCCGGGAGAACAAGCGCAGCGTTTCGGCATCGCCCAGGGCGCTGGAGATTTTTTCGATTGCGTCGGCTTCGACACCGAAGGTACGAACAGCGCGGCGGCCTAGCTCGGCATTGGCATCAAACTGTTGGCCCCACTCTTTACGCAGCGTGGCAAGGTCAGCCTCGCCCTGTTGCTCACGAGCCAGGTCAGCGGCTTGCTGTTGGGCTGCGGCGTACTCGTTCCACTTCGTGGCCAGAGCCTGTGCCTGTTCGGCTGGCACACCGGCTTCATGCATCCACTTGGCTGCTTCGGTTGCAAAGGCAGCGTCCTGGCCTTCGGGTACAGGCAACTGGTAGGCTTCGGGCGATTCGGGAACAGCCGTTTTGCCTTCCAGATCCTGCAGCGCCTTGGCGGCTTCGCCTGCGTCCTTGAATCCCTTGCCGGAGATAAAGGCTTTCAGGCCTTCGTCCTGGATGCTGTCGTGCCATGCGGGTTGCGTGCCGGTTTCTTGGCCAGCTGGTGTTGGTGGGGCAGCAGGGGGCGACGTCTGCTCGCCACCGAAACCGCCTTCTGCACCGCCTTCACCTGCTTGTTGACGCAGCAAACGAGCAAAAAGCCCACGTTTATTCAGTACGTTCATTCTCACGCTCCATGATTTGATTGATCTGCTCGTCGGTCATGCGTAAGACCTTTGCAATGTGAAAGAAGGCTTCCCGACGCCCCTCGGCCAGCATGGTGGCGTGGGTATCGACAGTTCCCGTGATTCGTGATGTCGCAACCGATGAGCTGCCCACCTTGCAGAACTTGGCCAGGTCAGCTATCACCGTTTCACCATCTCGACCGGAGAACGTGCGGCGGTAGGCGTTGCGTAGGCCCGTCAACATGCGTACACGGCGTGCGATTCGTTCCAGGCTCATATCTGTGCACTCCCTGCTATTTGTTGAGCTTGTGCAATATCCTTAGCAGCGCCAGCAGCAACCGGGGCGGCTTCAAGAATCTGGGCCGCTTGCTGTTGTTCAGCGTCGTTACGGTCGATCTCTTCGACCTCCTCATCAGTTCGCAAACTGTCTGTGGGGGCACTGAATACATCGAATATGCGTCGAATGATCTTGGGAACATTCAGGATTCGAGCGGCAGACGGATCCACTTGCAGGAATGGGGACGAGGCTTCAGCCGCACGCAGCAGATTCGCACCTTCTTCGGCACGCATTGCCTGATTCAAAGGACTGTCGTACTCAATTTCAATGGTCCCGCCGATCTCTTCAAGTTCGGGGGGCATAGGAGGTAGCACCCCAGCATTGGAAAGAATGTCGATTTCGCGAGTGATCTGCGATCCGAGCTGCTCAGACTGGATACGGCCCATCGTTGGCCCCAGCAAGATCCCTTTTTCCTGGGCGCGTTGCAGCACCTCTGTGGCGGTCATCTGGTGGTTGTCCACCAAGATCTGGAACAGGGTCACGTAGAACGCCAGATTGATGGCCTCGCGCTTCTGGTCCGCGTAGTTGATGCCCATGGGGACGTTCTTGCCCAGGTCAAGCGGCTTGATGAGCTGCTCACCACGCTCGTTCAAATACCCGAAGTTCAAAGCGCCAGAGCGCAGATCAAACGACTCAAGGGCACCGTCATCAGCAAGAATCAGTGGTGGGTCCACTGCCTTCTGGGCCGACTTGATGTTGGTCTTCTCAATGCGATTGAGCATGCGCACATCGGGCAATGCCTCCATCGCAGGCGAGTAGCCATATGCGGAGTCGTCAGCAGCGTAGAAGCGACCAATGGCAAGCGGAAACACGCGGTATCCGCTGTGCTCAACGATCTCATTACCTGCATCCATAGCAATCCAGACGGATTGAATGGGCATGTTCCGGCTGCCAACCAGGCCGAAGTCTCGGTCATGGCGTGGACGGATGGCGTGCAGGAACTGAAACTGCCGCTCCAGATCGTTGTTGTCGATTGCGTTCTGGATAGAAAGCGGAAGGTTCTTTGCTCCCCAGCGTTGAGCAGCTTGGCGTGCGGTTAGCGACCAAGCAATATGGGCTTTGTCTACCACGCCACTAGCGTCTTCAGAGAACCAAAGCCGGTTCAAGCGCAGATTGCGGTACCGGATACCCTGACCAAGAACGTCATCAATCATCAGACCACCTGCACCAAATGAGCCGTGGCTGATGTAGGACTCACCCGATTGGGACGCGAAGTTCGCCCTCCATTGGTAGCGCTGGGCAAACAGAATGTTGGTAACTTGTTCTAGGTACTGGCGCACAGCCGGGGATTCGCGCAGGTTCTCATCAGAGACCGTGAGCTTGTGCCAGCGTTGTGTGCGGGGCGTGATCATCGAATCCATGGCAGCCGCAAAGTGGCGCAGGGCCAGCATGGGCGTGGAGTCGTAGATTTCCTGAGTGCGCTTCTCGCCAGGGTTGATATTGCTGTCCTGCTTGAACTTGCGATAGCGCGGCAGGACAGTGGAGATCACTTCGTCCCATTGAGACTCAAACGACCGACGCGCCTGCTTCATGGCTTCGTGATCGGCCAGAATCTCACGCACCAGATCGACGTCGGCGTTCTGCATTACGAGCCCAGCAGGGTTTTGGTTGCTACAGAACCGGGCTTGGCGGTAGCGTCACCGGCCAGCACTGTACTGGCAGTCCCACGGCGACGGCGCAGGCGTTCAGCCTCGGCAGAACCAGCGGCAGCCGCGTCCGTAGTGCTGGGCGGCGCTGCTGGTGCGGGAGGGTCAGGTATTTTTGGAGTGCTAGGTTTACTGAAAAAGCTGCTCATGTCGGCATCCGATGGGGAAGATGCCGTCAGTTTCTACGCGCGTGCGCGTAGTAAACTGCGTTTTCAATGATCAAAATTCAACTGATCTTGTTGGAGGTTTTGATGTTTACTGCTGAAGTAAATAATGTTCTTGAGAGCAAACTGTTATCTAAAAGTGAAATTATCGAAGCTTTGAGTGAGATTGTTCGTAGATATTTCCCTCGAATTGCTGATCAGTCTAAGATTGCTCAAATAGTTGGTTTGCTACTTGATGGTGTCAGTCCAGAAGCGGTTCTTTTGGAGTGTCAAGCGATCAACGTGGAGTGTCAAGCGATCAACGATTCGTACCCAGATAGCACTCAAGAGTTTGGAATGTGAAGAAACTCGCTATGGAATTGGTAGGATTTAGTTCTATTTTCTACTCTTATCAATCCATCCTCGCGAAACCCTGTCTCCCTGCTCTGCGTCTGGCTGTCGAGACAGGGAACGCAAACGACAAACATAGAGCATCAGCGCGGTTTGGGCTTGGCAATCCGCGCTTCTTCATGTCCTTCTTTGATTCGATCTGAATTTTTCCATCCAGTCTGGCCACGGTTTCCGGTCCGGTAATTTCATCGACCAGCACCTGGTCGTCTGGAATGGCACCACCTTCTTTCAGCCAGTCTCGCATTGACTTCCACATTTCGGCACGTTTGTTGAGGCAGCCAGGATCATTGGACTCCCCAGAGAACCAAACGAGCCGCCAGCTACGCCCAAGCGTTTTTCCTGCCGACACAATCCCGGTACCGTAGCCAGCGTCCACAAAGACGGCATCAGCCTTGTGTTCATCCTCCAGCCGCGCAAGTAGCTGAGCGACTTCGATATCGTTGTCGTTCTTGGGTAGGACTGCCAGAACGTCGAATTTCAAGCCCTGGCGCTTGCCGATCACAATATCGTCGTCACCTTCCCAAGCTGGGTCACAGGTCAGAATCACCGGGGCAAAGCTGTACTGACTTGGCTCCAGGTGGCGACCTTGCGCGGCCTCTGCATCAGCTGAGCTGATGAATTGCTTGAGCGACATTGACGGGAAGATGCCGCGAATACGGACTTTCACGATGTCGCTATCTTCGCCGTAGGTGTCCACCATCTCCTGCAGATACTCTTTGTTGGTGCCTTCCACCGTGCGGCTGTCGATCTGAAAGGTTCGCCAGAGCTTGCGATGCTTCCGGAAGCATTCACGGAATCGCCCACTGTTTCGCGTGGGGTTCCCAAAGGCTATCCAGATAATCTCGGTGTCGGCGTCAGTCAGCGCCCCCTCGGCTACTTCCCATACCTTGTCCGCGATAGCAGACGCTTCATCAAAGATCAGGATGATACGTTTGCCTTCGTTATGCAGGCCTGCGAATGCTTCGGTGTTGTTCTCACTCCAAGGGATTGCGTCGGCGCGCCAGGACTTCTCAGCTTCGGGATCTGCGCTGGAGACGGCAGTGGCTGTGGTTTTAAACAAGTCACTGGTCTCTGCCAGGCGCTGCCATTTGGATATTTCTGGCCAGGTCTTTGTTCGCAACTGCGTTTCGGTGTTTGCAGTCACGACCACGCGCGTATCAACGCAAGTATCTAGCGCCCACTTAAGAATCATACTGATCCCGGCCGACTTACCAATACCGTGACCAGACGCAACGGCAATCCGCAAAGGAGTGAACCGAGTAGCAGGATTGCTCAGATGCTCGCCAATTTCGTCCAGCACCTGACCCTGCCACTCTCGGGGGCCTGCATGCCGCGCCAGCTCTGTACCGTCTTCACCCCATGGGTACACCTGCTCAACATACTCCCGAGGCTTATGAGCAAAACTCAGCAAGTAATCCAGGTCATCATCGGTAATCTCGCTCATGCCTTGGTTTTCCTGCGACGGCGCATGCGCTCAGCCATGCCCTTAATGCTTCTAGAGTGTTCTACACGGTCCTTAAATGCTTGAACGCCAACGTGGCGACCTATCAGCTCCAGGTTCTTCACTTTGTCAGGCCATTTGATCTTTTTGAGGATGCCGACCATTTCACGCTGGTCGCCGCGACCCTCAAAGAGCTCTGTCATCTCAAGACCTGAAATCATCTGGCGCCATATCGCGGGCCAATCCTGAACTGGCTTTAAGCTGCCGTCATCGTTCAGGATGTCTGCCGCGTCCATCTGATCGATTTCAGCCAGTCGTTTTAGAACGTAGTCTGCATCGACTGCGACGCGCTTCGAGCGCTCGGCCAGAGCTGCGTGAATGGCTGCAGACACCTCAACATCTCTCAACAGGCGCTCACCTTGAGAGGCTGCCGTTCTTGCGCTGTATCCAGCTCGTATGGCGGCTTGTGTGGCGTTCAAGTCCTTGATGTATTCCTCAACAAATCGCCACTTCTTCGCGGTCATCATTCTTCAAATCCAGGCAAAGAGAGGTTATGGCCAGCATCGGCACGTCCAGCTGGTTTTTGCTTGGCCAGCATCTGGAGTAGGGCGGGCACAGTTATTCCGTAGGCTTGGGCAACGGCTGGCAGGTGCTCAGTAGGCATCAAAGCTGCTGGGCGTTGTCGTGGACGACGAGCTGTTGCTGCTCTGTGCATTTCTGCAGGACGACGCGGGGCCTTGTCGCGTGGCTGTCCTGTCCTTCGTTCCCATATTTTCAGCAGCATTTCTCCACGCCAGTGAGCAGGTGAGGCGCCAGCCAGGTACTGACGTACCATTGCTTCCCCAACGGCGTGGCCCATTTCTCGGGCGATCTCGTTCTGGCCCATCCCTGCACGGCGCAGGTCCAGGATGATTTCAGACCAATCGAAATCGACCAGAACTCCTCGCATTTAGCCCCCACGGTCCACAGGTGTGATGATGGTTTGCACGCCTGGCATTGCGCCGTAGCGCTTGCGTACGTGCATGTCCACCACCTGGGTATCGTCGTTCCAGACAACACCGTTGATGGCATCGAAAACAGCTTTGACGACGTTGTCCGAATCGGGCTTGCCAGTGGGCAGCACAGAGCCTTCCAACGCTTGGGCTTGTTTCCGTTTCGACCAGGACGCTGCAATAGGCAGCACAATCCGCATGGTGACTTCGACCGGGCCCGCGAGAAGGGGCTGTCCTGCCATAGCCTGTTGCGCAGCCAGGGCTACGGTCGATTCATAGGCGACGGTTTCTTTGGGCGTGTACAGTGTGATGTGCTTGCCGCGCTTTGCTGCTCGGGGACGGCCTTTCCCTCGTGGGGGGCCTGGAACGAAGAACGCCACACCGGCGCTTCGATCGGTATGAACTGTCATAGTCCTATCTCCAATCGAAATTTTTGACGCTGGGTTTCAAGCCAGTCCTGACGTGCTTGGACGGTCACACCATCGCTGGGCAGGAACGCCGCGCAGTTTCGGGCTGTATCTGCTCCGAAAAACGTGTGGGGGCGCTGGACGCGCTGGCAGTGTCCGAACCCATGTCGTGCCATGTGGCGAGCGTCACGCAGAGAAAAGTGGGTGCATTTCACGCATTGAACTGTCACAGCGATACCCCCCAGTCCGTACGCAAAGCGGATTTTTCTGTCTCGCTCAGTCCGGCGGCAGAAATCACCCTGGCTTTGAATGCCGGGGCCTGCTCCCCATCGTGCTGTGTGATTCCCAGCTCTTCGCCTTTGGCAACGATTCCCGACCAGGAGCATGGCCAGGGTTTTGCTGCCAGCCCGGATTTGGCCAGTGCGCTTTCAGAGCCAGAGGCCGCAAGCACTTTGGCCAGCATGGTGTCAATGAATCCGGCATTGACGGCAGAGTTATCCCCGCTGTTGATGCGGTCAGTCACGGCGAGGTCATAGGCGGCACGCAGTTGGGTTTCACTGATTCCCCGTTCTGCCCACGTGGCAAGTCGAGCATCGTTCGCAGCAGCTTTGCACACCTTCCCTCGCACCAGTTCCCAGCTACGCAGTAGCTCCGCAAAGCGGGCTTGTGGTGTCGTTTGATCGGAAACAGGCAAATCCGGCGGCAGCGCGGTGTCGTCCTCGCGCACGTGTGTATGTGCGTGCGTATGCGGGGGAGATGCCGCCGCTGCTGTTTTTTTATTTATTGGTTCTTGGTTATTGGTTAATGGTTTATGGTTAGGTGCCGGGTCGTGCTGATCTGGTGAACCATCCGTGTCTTGATTAGCACGCTTCGTGCTTTCTTTCTCACGCTTCGTTCTTTTGGTGGCTTCCCGTTTTTCTGCGATCTCTTTGTTTTTGGCAGCCATTGCGCGGTACGCCTCGATCTCTTCGCGCACGCGATTCTGGACATAACGCCCGTCTTCCAGGGTGAAAAACTTACTTAGAACGAAACGAACCGCCGCTTCTTCGTCATCAGAGCGTGCCCAGCACCAGTCCAGTGCCTCTTCCATCGTCGGAAACTCTTCACGGTCATAACACGCATCGAGCAAGAGCGTGTACGCACCGTGCTCAAGCATGGACAGCCGTCCGGCCTTCTTGTGATAGTCGCCAATGTTGCGCTTAAAGTAATGCACGGGTGGCCTCCTTCACTTTCAGATTCATGGTGCCTGATCCCTTTTTGCGTCCAGGGCGGCACGTGCTTCGATCACACATAACCGACCGATGAGAGCTGCTACAAAGGCGTCACGGTTCGTGCCTGCGATGCGGTAGGACTCAAATAGCGATGAAGCGCTATTGCCGCCATGCGCTCGTATAATCGTTTCAATTTTTTGGTCCTGGTAAACGATTTTTTCAGGAGTAAACATGGCTGTTTCCTTGTCGCATGATTGCCCTCATTGCAGAACTCAGAAAGTGGGATTCACTCTCGTGGGCCAGACTCAAGTGCCTAGAAAAGCAGGTCATTGGTGCGCTTTTTTTCTGTGTAATGGATGCCATGGGCCATTGAGTGTGGCCTTTCAATTTGCGATTTCTACTGCTGATCCTCAGAGGCAAATGGGCGATCTGAGGCAAGTGGCGCATTCGTTGATTTTTTTCCCTAATGCTGCTCAAAGTTTTATTCCTCAGCATCTTCCGGGGGGCGTAGCTCGTGCTTTTGAGCAAGCAGATGTCTCGATACTTCAAAACTCTTGGGATGCTGCAGGGGCAATGGATCGCCGAGCGCTGGAACTCGCCACTGCTGATAAAGCGCCGGAACAGAGGGATCAGACTCTCTATAAGCGAATCGAGTTCTTGGCCAATGAAGGTAGAATCACTCCGTCTTTGAAGGACTGGGCCCATAACTTGCGCGTGGTTGGCAATAATGCCGTACATGATGAAGACGGGCTGACGGAGGATGACGCAAGACAGGCGCACGAGTTGACCCGGTTCATTTTGACTTACCTTTACACCCTTCCAGAGCAGGTGAGACTCGCCCAAGAGCTCCGCGAACAGGGGTAAGTGTGGCTGCTTCTCTCTAATCATTGCAGCTGCCTCCATACACAAACTGTCGCCGTAGTGCGTGAAAGCGCTCGGCGGCCTCTTTATTCGTGTCCAGCTCACGTCTGCTGGTAACGCCACAAACACGGCGAACATATGCCGCAGCAGCTTCATTGCAGGCCACGCCCAGATAAGCCTGGAATCGTGGGTTCTGGCAAAGAATGGCGGAAGCAGTGGAGATCTTCATGGGGTCACCGTGTGGAGCAGTCGCCCAGCCCTTCGCGCGCGCACCAACATTTCACGCCGGTACCGGCCAGCTCAGTAATTGCTTCAAGATAGCGACGGGTCACCGGGCGCAGACTCAGAGCAGATACGGCTGCATCCAGTTTGTCGATGGTGATTCCGGTATGCCCGGACAAGAAACGGCTGGCCTGGCTGTCGTCCCAGCCCAGAGCCTCGCGCACTTTATGACGCTCGTCTGGGTCGGTCAGGGCCTCACGAAAAGCACGCTCCATGCTTGGGCGACGTATTGCTGTTTGAACATTCATTGCTATACAACCTTCAACAAAAAGACCTGAATGTCATTGCAGGTCGAGTGCCGCACACTGGCGGTATGGGAAAAAACACTAAGTTTTCAATCTGGTGGCAGTTTCAAAGTTCGGTTACAAGATGTGTGGGCTACCAACCCGTACTTCTAACTTTTCAAAGGAACTGCCATGAACAACAAAATCACGCATCAAGATTTCGAGGCTGGAGTAAAGCTTTTTGTCGAAATCCTCAAAGCGCAGCCCGGCCTATTGATTTCACAGCACTGCTCAGCGGGTGCAGGATCTCAGTTGGCAGAGGCAGCAGCTTCGTTTGCGGTAAAACTCAACGAACTAAAGGCACAACACGCTGGGCGATAGCCTCCGAGGCCTTAATAGCGGCTTCAACCACGCTTACGGCTGCTGATTCTGCGGATAAGCAGCCCTTGATCGCCGACTCTTCAGCTGCGCGAATGGCTGACAGCATGATGAGGTCGCGTTCTTGGTCACTCATTGGCAGCGTGTCGCAATTGAGTTCAGAGTTGGGAGTCGCGGCTTGCAGTGCTTTGGCAACTGCCAGTGCATCGTCCAGGCTGTGGAGTTCAGCAATAGCGCCGCAGCTTCCCGCTGCCCCATCGCTGACCGCTTTTGTGAGAACGAATACACGTTCAGCGGTGATGGTGTATGTGACTTTTTTCATTGGGTGTTCCTTTCAAAGCGGCCTAGATATCAGTCGGGCCAATCAGGATCTTGTTGTCCTGGTCTGGCGGAATAGGATCGGGGGCCTCCAAATCGGTAGAATCAGCGGTTCCTACACCAGAAGATTCACCAATAGGGAGACCCCCATGGATTACTCGTTGATTAGTAGCGCGGTGAGCGCAATCAATGGCGCTATCGACATCGGTAAAGCTGTCGTCACTCTCCGAGACGACTCCAAGGCGACGGAAATAGTTCGGGCCATGAATGAAAAGCTTCTCGATGCCCAGCAGCGTCTTTTCGAGCTCAGTGCTGCCCTTAACACGTTGCAGCATGAGAACTTCCAGGCTGCACAGGAGTTGCGAGAATTGAAAGAAACTCTCGCAGAGCGCGGCAGCTACTCGCTTGTCGATTTGGGAAACAGCAATTTCGCTTATCGGAAAAATCTCGTCCCACAGGAGAGCGGGGCCACAGAGCCAGGATTGGCGGAGTCGGTTCACTACCTGTGCCAGTCGTGTTTCGACGGCCCCTCCAAGCGCAAAGTCGTATTGATGCCCAATCGTATGGGATGGCCTAGATGCTCCGTCTGCAACACGGAGATGCGATGCCGTTTGCCTGCCGTTTGACTTACCCATTCGCCACCTCCGTGTGAGCCATGCCCTGCTTGGTGCCCGGCCCCTTTCTCGTATGATTGGAGCTCTCACACAACCAACCTTTAAGAAAGGAGCTTTTGGGCATGACAAAAAAAGAAATGGTGATAGATGCCATCACTCGTCACCTCGTTCTTTCGATTCGATACGATGGTTATCAGCGAGTGATAGAACCCCATGCGTTTGGTGGTTCGGACAAGGGGGAGCCGCTTTTGCGCTGCTGGCAGGTTTCGTCATCGAAGCCTGGCTCCCGTCCTGGGTGGAGGCTGATGAACGTAGCCGAAATGTTTTGGCTAGGGCCGACAGGAGATACGTTCTCCAACGCGCGGCCTGGTTACAAACGAGGCGACACAGCCATGGTCCGTATCTACGCTCAGCTTTAAGCTGGGCACCACAATCACATGGGCCAACAGGAAGAGCAGGGGCGTTATGTACCGCGCAATCGCTGGTGTGCATCAGGGCGCGTCCGTACCGGGCTATCTCGGTTGCAATGTGCGGAGATTCATCCTTCGGGCTGATTCGCTTACCCATTCGCCACCTCCGCGCGTGAGTCCGGCTCCTTCTCTGCCAGCTCGGGCCAGATGCGGTGCCAGTCGTCAGGGCGTAGGTCACGACGGGTTACTGCGCCATTGGTGGCGCGTTCAATTGCGGCGCATCGTTCCACCGGAACTGGGCGCATACCATTCGCCCAGTGATAGACCGATACCGGCGGCACCCCTATTGCACGAGCAATACGAGACTGCGATCCGCGTTCGAGTTGGGTGTATTCGATGAGTTTCATAGCGCCAAGAATAAGCGAATCGCTTAATTAAAGCAATAACTCTAGCGAATCGCTCATGCCTTTTTTAAGCGAAGTGCTGTCAAATCACGATATGAAACCAGTTGCTGAAATCCGTTTGGACAATTTAGAACGTCTTGTCTCAGAGGCGGGGACGGCTGACGCCCTTGCTGAGCGAGCTGGAGTGTCGCCGGTTTATTTAAGCCAAATTCGTAGCCGTGCCATTGATGTGAAAACTGGTAGATCCAGGAATTTGGGAAGCGTAGCAGCCAGGAAGTTGGAGGCTGGTATGGGGAAACCGCAGGGATGGATGGACCGAGACAACAATGCCCCAGGTCCCGGCGGGCCTGGGTGGCCTTTTCCTAACTTAGACCCGGCTGACTTTGAGAAATTATCGGAATCTCAAAAGAGTGGTATTGAAGACTGGGTAATCAGTCAGGTTCGGGCATTTTTAGAGCCAGCGAAGGTAAAAAGTCAAAGCAACAAGTCGGCGGCATAGAACAGATCATTTGAGGCTTGTTTGGATAGCTAAAAGGTGAGTGTCAGGCAGGTTTTTTGGGCGCGGTCGAATGGCTGTTTAAGGGAGTGGATTTCATGTTTGTATGGCTTAGGCGCAAAGTTGAACGTTCTAAGATTGAGCGAGCCTGTACTGATATGGACCTATACATTGAGTCCTTGAAAGGTATGACTGCGTATGAATTGGCTGTTAGTCGAGTGTTCGCATCTACAGTTTTGTTGAATATTCAACATGATGGTGATCTTCTAAAGAGTGTCTTTGATGGTAGATCTTTCGATGAAAAGCTCATGAAGACCCTGCAAGTGCACCTTGAGATTGCTATCAGAAAGACACAAAAAGCTAACGCTATGCCCCTCGCAGCTGGGTTTATATTATGGTTGCATTCGCTACGAGCTGTAATGTTCCCCCCACTGCGTTCGAGAGGGAAGAGCATTTGGAAAGAGATGAAGCGTGGCGATGCTGACTTTGCCGAAGCAATGCATCAGATGCAGCTTTCTGGAATGGAAGTGCCTAGTGGAGTAATTTGGGATTGCTCCTATGTGCCTTCGCTACTTGATCCCTCACGAGAGTAGTTCTACCTCACCTTCTAAACCGCCTCTGGGCGGTTTTTTTATCTCCTCAAAAAAGCGATTCGCTTTTAATTTAAGCGAAATGCTTGACTATTAATAAGCGATACGCTTAATATCATCCCAACACCTCCCAACCAACCCACAACGGCACCAGCCAGGGACGAGAAGGGACGGGATGATCTTTAACAACGAGCAGTGTGGTCCACACCAGTCCTATAGGCAGGTGAATAACGGCACACGAAAGACGCTGCGCACTGCCGTGAGGTGGAGGTGCGCCTGGTGAACAGAGGGAGACGCGCTGCGTATGCCCTGGCAAAAAGACGGCAGAAAAAACCGGATAGATACATTCCCGCGATTGGCACGAGGCCTTTAACAGGCGTGGGGTCCGGCGCTCCCCTGAAGAAGTTGGTAGGGGACGGTAAGGAAACCGTACCGCAGCACTTACGGAACCGAGCAACCTTCCCGGCCCAACCGGGATGTGCCGTGCAAGTCGGCAGCCTGCGCCAGCCATCGCGGTACCTTGGCGGCGCAGGACGTATCTAAAACCGTCCTGTGGTAGGGCGGTTTTTCATGCGAGAGGTATATGGACAATCAACATAAACACATCAAGGGCTATCGAGATTTGTCGGAGTCCGAAATTGCTGCAATGAACGAAGGCAAGGAGCTGGCCGAGAAGGTCGGCGCCTGGATGAAAAAGCTGCAGGCTGATGGTTCTCTGGATCAACGTGCGGTTGCCCTGGGTAAAACCAACCTGCAGCAAGGCTTCATGTGGGTTATTCGCGGTATCGCCCAGCCAACCACCTTTTAACCACCCGGCCCCTTGGCGGGCCTTATCCACCAGTGCCTTTATAGACAAGGGCACTGACGGATAAATAGGAGATAGGCATGGAACAGCAGGACAAACCAATGCGCTGGCCCAGCGACTTTCCGGGCAAGCATGACAAACAGGAAAAGGAATAGGCATGACACAGAGCATCAACATTCAAATCCCCGGTCAGTCGCTGGCTGTACCGCTGCCTAAGTTGCTGGCTCTGCTGGCAATCGAAGAGCCGGTTGTGGCACCTGCAGGACTGCCAGCTGCCATTGGTGCCGAGCTGCAAGGTGGCATTTACGCTGGCCCCATGGTTGAAGATGGACAGCTGGTGCACCTGATTGCCGCCAAAGAATCTTTGGGCAGCCATGATTGGGAAACGGCCAAAGTAGAGGCATCCCGATACAAAGGCGGCGGCTTTCTCGACTGGCGTTTACCGACCAAGGACGAGGCGATGGTTGCTTTGGTGCATGCCAAATCCCTGTTTGAGCAGGAATGGCACTGGACCAGTACCGAGCGCGGTAGCTACTCCTGGGCGGTCGTTTTCGGGCTCGGGGCCGCGGGCCACTACCTCCGGAGCTCCGAGTTCCGTGTCCGCCCTTTCCGCAGATTGTCCATTTAACGCTTTATCTATTTCAGCCCCGGAACGGGGCAGTCTCCTAAGCTGACTCCCGACCAGGCGGGCCGCTTCGGCGGATCTCCTCAGGCTCGCGGCGGGCTACCTGGTAAAGCCGAAACGGCACTGATACTGATCAGCCCCCTCTGCCAGACGAGGGCCTTCCAGCCGCAGCATTCCCATTCCCCTCACTTTTTCGATATCAGTACCGCCCATGCCTGGGCGGCGGGAGTGCTGCGCCTGGAGGGTTTTGAAGAACTCCGGAAAACACCAACACCGCGCCGGTGCGCAACGGCCGTGACGGTGTGGCCCGCAAGCTTTTTCCCCCCAGTCCTCTCTATTAGGAGCGTTACATGCAAGTTCATTCCCCTAACTTTCTGCTGGCGCGTCGTCGTCGGCAATTGCGTGACGCGGCGATTACTGACTCTCCTGCAATCGCCCGTCGCACCTATGGCGCAAAGCGGCCCAAAGTAGTCATTGGCCGTCAGTGGCGTGGTGGTGCCATCCAGATCCAGCCTGCAGTATTTCTGCCAGCCCCGGCTGAGCGCTGGAGCTCGCTTCGCAAAGCAGCACGGTTTGCTGCCTGCGCATTCATTCCCGTCGTTGCCACTGTCGGCGGCTGGTTGTCGGCCGGCGGCTCGTTCTGATTTGAGATCCCCTATGCAAAACATCACTGTCCGGGCCAGCTCGCTGAGCGACTTGTTTGACTGCCCGCAGCGTTGGTACGCCCGCAACATACTCAAAATGTGGATGCCAACCAATTACAAGGCCCGTCTGGGCACAGCCATTCATGCAGGTGCTGCGGCATTCGACCAGGCGCGGCTGGATGGAACTCCTATCACTGCTGATGATGCTGCAGGCGCTTTGGTAGACACGCTCTATCGCAATACCGACGAAAGTGGCGAGGACGAGCAGGTTGAATGGGAAGGGGAGGACCCCAGCCGTTACGAGCAAATCGGGTTGGCTCTGCACACCACCTATTGCAATGGCCTGGCACTGGAGCAGGACTATGTGGCAGTGGAGCTTCGCTGCGAGAACCTGCATTTTCAGGATCTGGGTCTGACGCTCACCGGTACCACGGACCGTGTCTATCGTGACGCCGACGGCAAGCTTGGTATTGCCGACATTAAGTCCGGCGGTACCGCAGTCGCTGCTGATGGCATGGTCAATACAGGCGGGCATAAAGCACAACTGGGGGTTTACACCGTGCTTGCTGAATATGCCATCGGCCATCCGCTTGACGCCCAGGCCAAGATCATTGGCATGCAAACCGGCAAGACACCAAAGGCCCAGCGCGTAGCCGAAGGGTATATCGACGGCGTCCGCCAAGCCTTGGTGGGCGATGACGATGACCCTGGCCTGTTGGAGCATGCCTCCAATCTTCTTCATGCGGGCAAGTTCTACGGAAATCCCCGCTCCATGCTGTGTAGCGAGAAATTCTGCCCAGCATTCGCAACCTGCAAATTTCGAGGATAAATCCCATGGCAACACAACAATCAGCCTCCACCAGCTTGGCTCAGGCTCGTCAAGGCGCTCCAGCAGCGCCACCAGTCGTTGCAGGTTTCTTTGACCTGCAGGGATTTGAGTTGATGCAGCGCACGGCTAAAGCTTTTGCATCCTCCAGCTTGGTTCCGCAGCAATATCAAGGGAATCTGGCCAACTGCATGATCGCCATGGATATGGCTCAGCGCATCGGCGCAAACCCGCTGATGGTCATGCAGAACCTCTACATCGTGCATGGCAACCCCGGCTGGTCCAGCAAGTTCTTGATTGCCACCATCAACGTGTGTGGCCGGTACAGTTCCTTGCGCTACGAGTGGAAAGGAAAGCCTGGGAGTGATGATTTCGGCTGCCGTGCCTGGGCGATTGAGAAGGCAACGGACGAGCGCCTGGATGGAATCTGGGTTACTTGGGAAATGGTGAAAGCCGAAGGCTGGCACAGCAAGAAAGGCTCCAAGTGGGCAACGATGCCTGATCAAATGTTTGTGTATCGGGCGGCAGCATTCTGGCAACGTGCCTATGCCCCGGAGTTGGGTATGGGCCTGAGCACTGCCGAGGAACTGGCAGATGTGATTGACGCCAAGACAGGGTTGGACGGAACCATCCAGGTGGATGTGGATGCGTTACGTGCCCAAGGCGAAACACAACAAGCCGCGAAAGCTGACGATGGCCCTAACGATAACGTCACAGACGTTGAGCTGTCTGAAGCCAAGGACCAGAAGGCTCAGGAAGATAACTCGCAGCCGCCAGCCCAGGACTATCTGGATGCTGAAAAGGTGTTGGCCAACATTCAAGGCTCCAAGGATCACGAAATTCTTGGTCTGGCAGCCGACAACATTCAAGACTGCCATCCGAACGAGCAAGAACGTCTGAGCGCCGCATACCGCCAACGCCTGGACGAGCTGGACGGCGTTGTTCACGTGCCAGCGGATCAACAAACCCAAGCCCCCGCACAAACTCGCACCCGCCGGGCTGCAGCTGATATGGAGTAACCCCGATGACAACAGAGAGCAACATTTTGGAAATGACGGCTGACAGTGTTGGCCGAGATCTGCTGCAGGCTCTGGTCACAGAGTTGAAGCTACTGCCGAAACCGTGGGTAGCTCTGACAAAGGCCAAGCAGGACGATGTGATCGACCGCTTACGTTCCCGTGTTGAATACCAGATCAATATGGCGGTCCACGTATTGGCCAGCGATGGCCGCACCACTATCGCTGCTGACCTGGAACAAGTCACTGCCAAGGATGGGATTAAAGCGCAGTTCAAGATTAGCCAGGCCAGCCAAGGCCGTCATGACTTGTTTGATAGCGTGGGCCGCGCTTGCTTGATTGTTCTTGCCAATGCCGAAGACCACACCGGGGGCATGAACGAAATTCAGGGTGAGCATGATCAGCGAGCCATGGACTTGGGGCGTGAGTACACCGACAACGACGGGGACGGCATGCCTGATGGCGACGTGGTGGATGCTGAAATCCGTGAGGTCCCTGCGATTGAGCAGCAGCCTTTGCAGGCCGATCTGGATCAAGCATATCTGGATGGCCGTATTGCTGCCGAGGAGGGCAGGGCACAGGCTGATTGCCCTGTAATGGCTGGCCCTCTGTGCATCCAGTGGATTAAGGGATGGAAGGATTGGCATGAGGAACAACGAGAGCCGGAGGCAAGCGATGAAAATCAGCAAGATTGATGTGCAGGGCCTGCTGGGGGCCCAGCAGGTTACTTTGGCCCTGACCAGTCCTGTGGTGCTGGTCGCTGGTGACAATGCAGCTGGGAAGTCCAGTGTGCGTGAAGCTGTACGCGCAGCGTTCCTCGGTATGCCTGAGCGCGTACTGAAAAAGAAAGACCTTGGCCAACTGGTGCACGAAGGGATGGCGGCGGGGGCGATCACCGTAGAGTTTGATTCTGGTACCGCCCAATTCACCGCCCCCGGTGGTGATCAGGAGGTACAGCATGATTTCAAACAACGGCAATGGGAGCAGATCAGTGCCACGCTACCTTATTGCTTGGATCCTGCACTGTTTGCGGCCAGTGCATCTGATGACCGCCGCAAACTGCTGTTCGGAATTACGGGGGCATCCAGCTCTCGTGAGGAGGTTCAAGTATTGCTGCAGCAGCGGAAGCTGGACCAGGACGTTATCAATGCGGTCATGCCTATGCTGCGTTCTGGCTTTCCAGCAGCCGCCAAGTTTGCCGAGGAGCGCTGCCGGGATGCCAAGGCAGCGTGGAAGGTGACTACTGGTGAGACGTACGGTCACGTGAAGGCGCAGGCATGGCAGGCCCAATTGCCTGCTGACGTGGATTTGAGTGGCCTGCAGGATCTTGAATCTAAGCGATCAGCAGTCACTGGCAAGATTGACGCAACTCGTACTCGTTTGGGGGCGGCGGAACAGAAGCTAAAAGCTTGGTTAGCCCATCAAGAGAGCCGTCAAAATGATCAGGCTATTTTTGATCGTCTACCCAGCCTGGAAAAGAAGCTGGCTTTTGATGAGGCTGAGCTTGAGAAGTGGAAGGCGGAACTTGAGCGCCTATCCGGCCAGGATGGTGCGAGAAACCGCAAGGGGTTGGTACATGAATTGGCTCTGGCGTTGTTCGATGCGCTTGAGTTCATCGACGCGAACGATGGCCAGTTCGAGGGTAAGGATAAAGCGGACGCGCTTCTGTACGCATATCAGAGTGAACACGGGGCGTTGCTGGCATCGGAAGCCACGGAGCCAGAGGACCAACAGAAACTTCCGCAGGCCATTAAAGCCCATGGCTTGATGGTGACCAGTGTGGCAGCTGACAAGCGGGCGATTGATGTGGCCAAAGCCGCAGGCTCACGCTTGGAAAGCCAAGTGACGTTGGAGCAGGGCAGTGAACGTGAGGTTGAGGCTGTGCAAGCTGAACTGACCGGGCTGCAGCAGGAGTTTGCAGCGATCAATGATCAGTTGAAAGCTTTGACTGCAGCGAAAGAAGCTCGGGAAGGTGCAGAGCGAAAAACTCAGCAGGCACAGTCCCACCACCAGTTGGCACAGCAATGGCAGGCCGCCATTGATGCGCTGTCGCCTGATGGTATCCCGGCCGAGATCCTGGCGAAAGCCATCGGGCCAGTGAATGAGCAGCTCCAGCAGGTGTCTGAAGCATTCGACTGGCCATGTGTCTACATTGACGAGGACATGATGGTAAGCGCTGGTGGCCGGGCTTATGTGTTGCTGTCCGAGTCTGAGCGTTGGCGTACCAACACCATTCTTGCTTTGGTGCTGGCCAATCTGTCCGGTGCTCGCTTTGTGACTCTGGATCAGGTGGATGTTCTCAGTCTACCTGGTCGTTCAGAGCTGATTGATGGTCTGGACCACCTTGCGGAAGCCAGCTATCTGGACACTGCCCTCTTATTTGGCACATTTAAGAAGCTGCCGAACTTTGCCCAGTTTCCGCAATGTAGCGGGCATTGGCTTCAGAACGGCCAAGTATCTACGGACGCTCAAGTCCTTCGCGCCGTCGCATAGCGTCACTACCTAAGATCTAAGGAAACCCAACAAATGAACACAGTCCAATTCGATTTGGGTGGCGGAGCCATGCTCGCGTTACCTGCCCATACCGTTGCTGAGAAGTTGATCGGCAGCCTGAAGCAAACAACTGCGCCCACCGCAAGTCGCCACAAGATCGGCGAATACCTCTCTGGTCAGGGCGGTATCTACGCTGGTGACATCCAAGGCGATGACGGCGTGCTGTACGGCCTGATCATCCCGCAACCGAAGGACGTAGGGACCGCAGCCTGGGGCCCAGATGGCAGCCTTGATCTGTCTGACTGGGATGGCCTGAGCAACACCAACACCCTGCGCGACAAATATCCTGCCGCCAAGCTGGCCAGCGATTACGAAGCCGACGGCCATTGTGATTTCTATCTGCCATCCCGGCGCGAAATGATGGTTGCTCTGGCAAATGTGCCAGACCTGTTCGAGAAATCGAGCTGGTACTGGACCAGCAGCCTGCGTGGCTCTTATCCCTGGGCGGTCGTTTTCGAGCTCGGGGGCGTGGGCCACTGCCTCCGGAGCTACGAGTGCCGTGTCCGCCCTTTCCGCAGATTCGCCATTTAACGCTTTACCCCTTTACACCGGCACAGGAGCCACCCAATGAGCACCACTGAAACCATTTACCGCGCCCCGGCCCTCGGACAAAGCTGGCCCGAGCAAGGCGGCATTTACATCGGCCAGCGTCTGATAGATGGCGTGTCCCATCACATCATCGTTGCCGCGGGCATCGAATCCGACATTAAAAAGGTCGAGTTCAAGAACGTCGATAAAGCAGTTGCAGACGCAGGCGAGATTAACGGCCACGCCGACTGGCGAGCCCCAGAGCAAGAGGATCTGATGCTGGCCTATATCAATGCACCAGAGCAGTTCGTGCGCGAGGGCTGGGACAGCGTTTACTGGTCGCGATCTGAGCATCATGGCTGGCCCTGGGCGGTCGATTTCGAGGACGGCTACGTGAACCACTGCTACCTTTACTTCGAGTTCCGTGTCCGCCCTTTCCGCAGCATTGTCGCTTCATCCATTTAACTATTTAGCGGGCGCCAGCCCGCAGTAAAGGCATGGCACTCCACACTGACACCGCAATATACAAAGCCACTTACTCACTTTGCCAGCTCGTCACGCAGCTGGTCTCCAACATGCCCAGGAACTACAAGGCGGATTTCGGCGTGGAACTGCGCCGCCGCTGCATGGATCTGGTCATGCGTGTTTATGAGGCAAACACCTCAGACGAACGGGCCGACATTCTGCGCAAAATGCGTCAGGAAGTTGAGGCAGTGAATCTGTCATTGCGGCTGTCAGTGGACCTGCGCCTTATTTCACGCGGGCAGTATGCCCAAGCCATCGCCCTCACGGATAGCGTCGGTAAGCAAGCTACCGGATGGCAGAAACACTCGGAACGTGCGCTTGACGCCGGTTTGCCAAGGCAGACCGGACAACGCGCCAATCAATCTGGTCGAGCCGCTGGGCCACAAGCCCACCGCCAGGCGCAACAAGGATATCGACGGCAGCAGTCGGGGTGATCCTGCGCAGTCCGCTCAATGAGCCAAAGTCTCGCTGGGCCGATGTGAATAGCTCGAATGAACCTGGGCGGTCGTTTTCGAGCTCGGGGACGTGGACCACTACCTCCGGAGCTACGAGTTCCGTGTCCGCCCTTTCCGCAAACTGAACCGAGAGCTTCTATGGATACTGGCTATTCGTTCGAATTGCTGGTGCAGGCGTATTTCTCCTGCCGGCGCTTAAAACGCAACACAAGCAGCGCTCTGGTATTTGAGCAGGATCTGGAGCGCAACTTGCTGGAGCTACATGATGATCTGGTGACCGGGGCTTACAGCCCAGGCCGGTCGATCTGCTTTGTGATCACCCGCCCCAAACCACGCGAAGTATGGGCCGCTGATTTTCGAGATCGGATTGTGCACCATCTTCTCTACAACCAGATCTCGGAGCGGTTTTACCGGCGCTTTATTGCCGACTCCAGTGCTTGCATCCCTGGCCGAGGAACTCTGTACGCCGCTCAGCGACTGGAATTCAAGATCAGGAGCCAGACGCAGAACTGGAGTATGCCCGGGTTCTATCTGAAATGTGACTTGGCCAACTTCTTCGTGAGCATCGACAAGCGCGTCGTTTGGCCGATGCTCGCGAAGCACATTCCGGAGCGCTGGTGGCGCATGCTGGCCAAGCTGATCCTGTTTCACGACCCACGCAACAACGTGGAGATACGTGGGGAGCAGGCGCTGCTGCAGCTCGTTCCACCACACAAGCGTCTGATGACTGCACCACGGCACCATGGGTTACCCATTGGCAACTTGAGCAGCCAGTTCTTTGCAAACGTGCTGCTTGATGGGCTAGATCAGCATGTCAAACACCGTATTCGCTGCAGACACTACGTGCGTTATGTCGATGACTTTGTTCTGCTGCACGACTCACCGCAATGGCTGAATGACGCCTTGACCAGCATCAATGAGTATTTGCCCACCTTGGGCCTGCAGCTCAACCCTACCAAGACAATCCTTCAACCCATCAACAGAGGCGTGGACTTCGCTGGCCACGTTATCAAGCCCTGGCGTCGTCAGGTGCGCCGTCGCTCTGTTCGCACGGCGCTGAACCGGATAGAAACCATTCCCGCTGACAAGTCGCTGGAAACAATCAACAGCTATCTAGGGCTCATGCGGCACAGCAACGGGTACAGAGACAGGGCGAAGGTGAGCGCAGCAGCCAGAAAGCGCGGCCACCTCATCGCCTGGGATGGAACAAAAGCTTACCGAAGAGCGAATAGGAATATGACTGATGAACAGAGAACAACGACGCCAAGCTGAACGCATGCAGGCCAGACATAGGGCCACGAGACGGGTTCAGCGTCCTTTGCCAATACCCATGATCGTCAAAGCTGCAACTGTGTTGGGGCCTCTGGAAGAAATTCTCGACCAGTTGGAGAGGCACGGGACCGTTAATGTGGATGAAAGTGGCCGCCCCATTTTTCTGGCACCGCTTGAGAACGAGTGGTTTGCCATGGTGCCAGCGCTGCAGGGCATGGTCGATTTGTTTGAAATGTGGGCGATCCGGCATAACCGGACCATCGATATGAGTGCGCTGACCCAGTTGGCCAACAAGCTGCACTACAGCATGCCCATTACAGAGTCCGACATCAGGAGCGTTCGGGCTCTACTTCCCGGAATGCGGAGGGTCGCTGGACTTCTTCCGCATGACGAAGCTCGTGATCTGATTTTGCAAACACAAATTAAAGAATGCTTGGAGGCCACACCATGACCGCGATTCAGCATATGGCCGCGCAGCTTGCGCGTCTGCAACGTACGCCAGACCGTAAGACTCGCGTGTTGCAGCTGTCTTCCTCTGGGTTCAGCCAGCGACAGATAGCGTTGGAGGTTGGTGTTTCCAGATCCACGGTATTCAACATCATGAAAGCCAATCACAAGGGGGGAGCCCATGAATAAGCCATTGAAGCCAGCGCACCGAGCCCTCGTACACTGGCTTGCCCACCAACTTGTTCAAGAGGAACAGAACAGCAAATGGAAATTACAGCAGCCTTCTATGGCCGTTTCTCTACCGACCGCCAACGTGAGACGAGTATTGCCGATCAGGAGCGTGTCTGCGATGTACGCGCCACCGCAATAGGTTTCCGGATTGTGGTCCGGCACACCGATGAAGGTGTGTCCGGTTCCACGCCCGTGGCCGCTCGCCCAGGTGGAAAGCAACTGCTGGCAGACGCATTGGCTGGGCGGTTTGAGGTTCTTCTTGTTGAAGGGCTGGACCGTTTGTCGCGGGATATGGTGGAGCAGGAGCGTGTCATTCGTCGATTGGAGCACCGGGGAATCCGCATCGTAGGCGTATTGGACGGCTACGATTCGGACTCGTCGGCCCGCAAGCTGCATCGTGGCATGCGCGGCTTGATAAACGAGGTCTACCTGGATGACCTGCGGGCAAAGACGCATCGTGGCCTCGCTGGTCAAGTCAGTCGAGGTATGCATGCGGGTGGCCTAAGCTTTGGTTACCGGACTGTTCCCGTTGAGGGTGGCAATAGGCTGGAAGTGAACCAGGAGCAGGCCGGTTGGGTGCGCTGGATTTTCGAGAAGTACGCCAATCATGGATGGTCTGTCCAACGGATCGCCCACGAGCTGAACCGGCTCAAGGTTCCGGCGTTGCGCGGCGGTACCTGGTCGGTATCTGTTGTATATGGGCATCCACAGCGTGGATCCGGGATTCTTAACAACACTCTATATATAGGGAAGTACATTTGGAACCGCTCGCAATGGATGAAGGACCCTGACACGGGAAAACGTGTCCGTATCGATCGTCCTGTTGAGGAGTGGATTACTCAGGATCTTCCAGAGCTACAGATCGTGTCTGACGAGGCGTGGGAGCGGGCAAAGGAGCGAATGACAAGAACACGTGCGCAGGGTGGGCCTGGCCGGGCACCAATTACGCGCACCTTAATGAGTGGTGTTTTGAAGTGTGGCGTTTGTGGTGGCCCTATCATCGCCTGGAACAAGGTGATGTACGGCTGTTCGATTCGGAAGGACCGGGGCAGGGCAGTCTGTACGGGTGTGAGTGTCAACCGAGACAAGGTGGATGATCTGGTGCTGGGGATTGTGCGTGACGAGATCCTTACTCCGGAAGCAATTGACGAGCTGGAGCAAGAGGTACGGCGTTTGATGACTGCCCAGCGGCGTGAGTCAGTTCAAGCACAGGCGGATGTGCAACGGAAGATCGAAGCCAGTCAGGCAGAGATAGATCGTTTGATCGATGCTATTGCCCAGGTCGGGATATCTCCGGCGCTGGCCAGTCGTCTGCAGGCTGCTGAGTCAGAGTTGGCAGTTCTACAGGCACCATCGCAAGAACGGCAACAGCCCGAACTCAAAATGCGCAGCATGGCGAACATTGTCGCTCGGTATCGCACAATGCTGGAAAATCTGGACGAGATTCTGGCCACAGATCTTGATCGGGCAAAGGAGCTTTTAAGGGAGATACTGGGACAGCCAGTAATAGAAAAGGATGCCGAGGGTCACGTTTGGGTAACCCTGGACAAAGAAAAAGCCTCAATGCTTTCGCATGAGGCTGATTCTACGTTTGGTTGCGGGGGCAGGATTTGA